AAAAAAATAATAAAAATATTAAAAAATGGATATTAATATATAGATGATTTGTATATATTTTAAAAATAAAATGAAAAAAATATAAAAATAAAAATTAGGTAAATTTTGACTCATTTTTGATTTTTGAAATTATTCTTTTAAAAAAGTATTTTGAGATTTTAATTTTTCATCAAAATACTTTTGTAAATTAAATCAAAAAATTATATTATGTAATATTTACATTTTTTCATATATATATTTTGATAAAATAACTAATTTTAAATATCTTCACACCAAGCATTATCTTTTCTAATTTCTTCTTCTTCTTCAGGAGTAAAATCATTTTTAATATTAAATCTTTTTCTAATTTCTTGTGGTGTTTTACATTTTTTAATATAATTAGCAACAGTTTTACAAGTTAAATCAAGTAATTTAGGAATTTCAAGATAATTAGATGCTAATATAATATTAAATAATAATTCATCATCTACTTTTAAAAATGAATTATCCCATTTATCTTTATCTTCTTCATTATCATTAGTATTATTATGATATTTAATATATTCAATAATTTTTAATAATGTATTACTATTAACATTTGGTAATGGTATAATATCATCAGGTATGTTCCAATTTTCAAGATCTTCATTATTATCTGGATAATCAATAATACTTTTAATTGTGTTACTTAAAATTGCTTCATTTAATGATAAACGAAAAACTTGTCCTTCTTGTGAAGATAATTTAAGTTGTGACATTTTATATTATATTAAAAAAAATCATTTTAAATATATTTTACTATATTAAATAAATTTCTGTGATAAATGATTGTGACATAAACCAAAATTAATTTTTAATTTACTTTGAAAATTACAACAAGTATCATGAATACAATAATATGAAATTTCAATACCATATATTTTTTGTAATGCTTCATGTATTTTATTGTATAAATTATAAACTAAATCTGTTTTTATTTTTTTTTGTTTTAATTCTTTTTTAAATTCATATAGCTTATTTTTTATAGCCAATGATATTTTATTATTTTCATGAATAAAACCACTATTATTAATAAGATAATTTATCATATTAAAAATATTATTTAATTTTTCATCATAATTTTTATTATTAAAAATGATATTTAAATAAAAATGAATATTTTGTATTATTTCTTCTTTATCATAATTAATGTTATTAATTTCTTTTGTATATTTAATATTATGATTTTTATATATCAAATGATTAAAAATTATCTGTCTAATATCACTAGGAATTAGTGGTAAATTATTTTTACCATATAAAACTAATAATATGTTTTTATAATACTTGTAAATATTTTCTTTTAATTTTGATTTGTGAATCATTTTAATTTAAAGTTAAAAAAATCAATTTAATTATTTATAATTTAAAATTTGATATAAGATATTCTTGAACTGTTTTATCATTTTTTCTAGTTAAATAATTATATTTCATTTTCTTTTTATAAAAATCTTTAAATAATTTTGTAGTATATGGTGTTATATCTATACTAACTATAAATTTAGATTTTAGTGTTAATAATAAATTTCTAAATTCTTCTAATGACATATTATCTTTTTCATAATAATTACCTGATTTTAAAGCACAATCATAAGGAGGATCAAAATAAATAAATGTATCTGGTGAATCATATTTTTGAACTATTGTTTTATAATCTTGTTTATAAATTTTTGCTTTTTTAAGTTTATTTTTATATGGTGTTAAACTTCTTTTATAATAGTCTCTAATATTTTCTGGCCAACGTGTTGAAGAAAAACAAGAACCCATTCCATTATAACTGTGTTTTATTATATAAAGAGCTTTACATAATTTTTCTAATGGACTACCAATATTTAATGTTTCACGACATTTAATCCATTTTTTTTTACAAGGTTTAAAATCAATATATTTTTTATTATTAATATTATCAAATTCATTTCCAACTTTTTGTGTATTTTTAAATATTTGGTATATTATTGGATCTAAATCATTTAAAATAGATAATTTACTTGAAGGTTTTTTCAAATAAATAGCACCTGAACCTAAAAAAGGTTCTATATAAATATTATGTTCAGGAAAAAAATTTATAATTTGTTCAGATTTTCTCGATTTTCCACCAAAACGTGAAAAAATAGTATGTAAAATATCGTCCATCTAATATAAATATATATAATATTTATTTTTATTAATAATTTAAATCTACTAATTCTAAAAATTTTTTATGACATTCTTCTGGAATAATGTTTAAACAATATTCTAGTGAATATTTTCTTTCTTTGTAAAATATTTTATAAGTATTAATTGATAAATCCTCATTATTAATTTCTATTTTATTACATGCACCATAACATTTTTTTCCATTCCAAATCCAATTATTATCGTTAGCACAATTAATACAAGGTGTTAATAACTTATTATTATTATTATCAAAAATACCATATGATAAGCAATTTAAACAAGTAGTTTCTTGATTTTGTGTTGAATCAGACTGTAGTGTCATTTTACATTCTAAAAAAAAAATCATTTTAAAAATACATTTTTTTACATTTTATAAATGTTTTTTAGATTTCGATTTTTTTTTTATAGATTTTCTTTTAAGTTTTGATTTTTTATTTACTTTTCTAACTGATTTTCTTTTAGGTTTTGATTTTCTAGATTTTCTTGATTTTCTATTTTTTTTTCTAACTGATTTTGTTTTAGGTTTTGATTTTTTATTTGATTTTTTACCACCTATAATACCGATTTTTGTTGTGAAATAATAAAAACCTATAGCACTTACTACTAATCCAAGAAAGGTGAAAATATCATCTTCCATCTGTCTACGTATATGTGTTGTAGATTGATAATTTTGACTATGACCTTGTGCATATGTAGCATCATTTAATCTATAAAAATACTCATCTGTATTATTATTATTAGATGTTGCATTGTAAGTTGTATTTGTTCTATTTCCTCTATTTCGTCTAAGATTCCCTGGTGCTAATGCATTATACATTCCACCTTTAATTAATTTATTTTTTTTATTTATAGAAGTAATAATTTTATAAAAATAAATATTATTATTTATAGAAGTAATAATTTTATCAAAATAAATATTATTATTCCTATCATAATTATTTATCATATCATTCATAGAATAAATTAAAACTTCTTGTAATTTTTTATCTGTAGTTATTTTTTCTGCAATATGTTTTACATTTTTTTCAACATTATTACAATTTAAATAATTTAATAATTCTAAATAAGATTTATTATGGTTTATAAATAAATTTAATTTTTTATTTATATTATTAGTTCTTTTTATTTCTATCAAATCTAAATTATTTGAATTCAAAAGTTTATCAATATTATTTAATACCTCATATTTTTCTAAACATAATCTTTCCCCACCAAATTTTAAAACATGTTTCATTTATATTATATAATAATATTTAATTTTTGTTAAATAAAGTTGTTTATTTTTTTAAAATATTAAAAAATGTAAAATTATATATAGAGTTGTTAAACTTATTTAATTATAGATAATAATGAATAGTGAAGATTTTGTAATGTATATTTTTCCAATAATAATAATATTATGTTTTTTAATATCAATGTGTGGAATTATAAAATTTAGTAGTTTTTTAAATATAAAAAAAAATTCTGAAAATAAAAATGAAAAAAAAAATAATTTATTAAAAGAAAGCAATTTAACTAAAGGTTTATTAGTTTAAATTATTTATTCATTTTATATATTAAACTTTTAAAAATTTTATAATTATTATTTGTTAGTAAAATAATTAAACATAATAACATAAATTTTAAAAATTTATTTTTAACATTATAAACTATATAAAAACCATTAACTATCGATAATAATCTAGAAGAACCAAATATAAATGGTTTATAATAATTACATTTTACTAAAACATCTAACGACATAACAGATGAACCTAATTCAAGTAAAACTGAATTTATTAAAGCATTTTTTTTAAGATTATCTGGTATAATAAAACATCCTAATAAAATATTTATTGAAATTATATGATGTGTAAAATATTTATATAATTTAGAGTAAAATATTTCAGGAAAATCTGTTAAAAAGTAATTAATTGATGATATTATAATATAATTATATGAAACTTTATTAAAATAATATAAAATATTTAATATTGGTAAAATTACTAATTGAAATAATAAACTTGTATAATAAGTATATAAATAGTCTTTATTATATATTTTTCTTTTTGTAATACAATTTAAAAAAATTCTTAATAAACTATATTTACAAAAATTTGTTATAAACATTACATTTTAATTGATATATAACTTTAAATATATTTAGATAATTATATAAGTATAATTATATAATGACACAGTTTGGTTTAAAAAATATATCTTTATGTATTGAAAAATATTGTTATAACTTTATGAAAAAAATATTTTGTATGATATATCCCGAGGAGGAAGATAATAATTATGAAGAAATAGATTTAGAAAATCCACCATCATTTGATGAATATAATCCTCTTATAAAAAGAAATGTAAATATGAAAGAAATTATTATTGAAGATTATGTTCATGTATAGTTATACATTTAAAATAGTATATGTTGTAGTAATATTTTTTGTTGTAGATGTATATGTCTTGAATTTTAAATTTTTCTTTTGAAATTCATATCTATGAATACATTTTATACAAAATGTATTTTCTTCATTATGTGTACAATTTGCAGAGTTTGTGTGAATACAAGCTTCTATTTGGTTCGAAGATTCCATTTTAAATATAAAAGAAAAAAAAATCATTTTTTTTATTTTAAAATACTAAAATATATCTAAAGCTTCATAAATATCTCTTCCATTTGATTCATTTATATGATTTTTTGTTAAATAACAATTATAACATAAATTTATAAATATATTTTCAATATATTCTTCAGGAAATTCATAATGTCCATAGTAACATTTATTATTTCCATCTCTAATTTTATTTCTTTCTCTAATTTTAATTTTAAAAGATTTAACAATATAAATATTATTACTATTACAACATATACATTCTTTTATAAATGAATTATTTTTTTTATAATTTATTTTTAAACTATTATATTCTTTAATAATAATATTATCTATTTTTTCTTTAATATCAATAGACAACTTATTAAATATTGAATTGATATACAAGTTTTTCATATAAAGTAAATATTTAATAAAATCAATTTTATAGAATATCTCTTATTACTTTTGTACGTTGTATTATTATTTCGCAAGTTGTACTAATAGAATCTTTATCTTCTAATAGTAATCGTTCATCTTCATTAGAAGTAAAACAATAAATAGGTATATCTTTATTTTTTAATGTTAAACAAAAGAATATTTCTTCGCCAGTATCTATATTAATATTTGTATCAAATATTTTATGTAATAAAGATTTTTTAAAACATAAACAACCACATAAATAATCTACATTTAATAATGTTCTAGTATTATCACTAAATTTAACATATTTATCTATTTTTGTTTGTTCTAAAATTGAATCACTTAATTCATAAGTTGATAAATCAAAATGTTTATTTATAAAAGATAAATTATCATTATCAGGGAAAATAAATAAACCATTATAATCAGCTTTTACTTCATCAAATATCCATCCATATTGACCAATAACACAATCTTGATTTTTGTCTAATATTTCTACATTTTTTTTAATAAAATCTTTATTTGGCATTCTATCATTATCCATAATCATAACATATTTAGTTGAAACATTTAATGCTAAATAATATAATGATAAACAGTTTAAATTATTATTAGAATTAACATAAACAACATTAGGATATGTTTTATTCCAAACATTGTATGCATCTAATAATTCTTTATTTATATTTCCAAAGAAACATCCATAAATAAATTTTGGTATTAATGTTTGATTTACTAATAAATTAATTTGTTTATTTAATTTTTCAATAGTAGTATTAGATAAATCTAAAAATACAGTTAAATCAGTAGTTGGATATTTTTCATTAATAGTTAAACTTAATTGTTCGGAGTCAATATTATGTTTTTCTTTAATTTTAAGTTTAATACTTTCAATTGTATCATTATCATTTGATTCTAATGATATAATATCTCCCTTTAAATTTTTTAAAATAATTTGCATATATTTAATAATATAACTATAATCTTTATATTTTCTTTTTTTATTTTATTTAAAGTTTCTTTATTTATTATTATAAATATGATTAAAGGTAAAGTTAGAAATATTCAAATAATTGATAAAAATACATTGTCTATAACAACAACTAATAGACAATCTGCTTTTAATAAAATTATATGCGAAATAGAAAATAAAGGTTTAATTCAAACATTATTTACAGATTTTTGGTTTAATAAAACAAAACATATAATAAATAATCATGTTATAAAATCATATGATAATGTATTAATTGCTAAAAAATGTAATGTTATTCCTGTTGAATTTGTTATAAGAAATTATATAACAGGTACAACTGAAACTAGTATATGGTATAATTATAATAAAGGAAACAGATTATTTTGTGGTAATGTTTTAAAAGATAATTTAAAAAAAAATCAAAAAATAGATTTAATAATTACACCAACATTTAAATCTGATAAAGATGAATCAACATCATATGATGAAATTTTAAAAAATAATATAATAAGCAAAAATGAATTAGATTTTATTTATAAAAAATGCTTTGAATTATTTAATTTTGTTTCTTTGAAATGTTTAGAAAAAAATATAATTTTAGTAGATACAAAACTTGAATTTGGAAAAGATAATAATGATAATATAATATTAATAGATGAATGTTTCACATTTGATAGTTCTAGATATTGGAATGTAGAAGATTATAACTATTCTTTTAATAATAACTTAGAACCAAAATCATTAGATAAAGATGTTTTACGTAAATATGTTAATTCTATTTGTAATCCTTATGTAGATAATATACCTGTTATTCCAGAAGAAATTAAAAAAAATGTATTTGATAATTATTATAATTTAGTTAATAATTTTATTGATTTAAATGAAATTGTTAAATAGTTTGTCCTATTTTTATCCATTTATCAACAATGCCAAGATATATACTATCATCAAACATAATATTACAAGATTTAATTGTAGGAAAATCTATTATATCATATACAACAGTGGTTTCTACTAATTCATTTTTATTTTTTAATTTATAAAAATTAGTTAATGTTGTAATTTTATTATTATTTTTAAAATTTAAGCTAGGAATCATCTTTAATATATTTAATTGTTTTTTACTAAAAAATGCGTGATATTCAGAATTCATATTATATTATATTATTATTATAAAAATCATTTAAATAATTTGTATATATATTTAATAATGAATAAAATATTTATTATAAATAAAGATTTATATAATAATATGGATGAAGATTTAATTGGTAAATATGCTATTTATGTTGATGGTGCTGGTTATTTTTCTAAATGTTATGGATATATTATAATGGATATATATTCAAAAAATCCTTTAGATTTTAAAGAAATTATTATATTGACTGAATCAAAAAATTTACAAGTACGTAATAATTTAGATTTATCATATTCTTTAAGAACATGTTCTAAACTTAACTCAATAAATCATTTAAAAAATTTTTACTATTATATAAACAGAACAGATTTATATGAATGTTTTCAAATAATAAAAGAAAATTATTATATTAGTAAAATAAATAATTTAAAATTAAATGAAATAATAACTTAAAAATGATTTTTCTATTAGTAATAATAAAACTATGGATGATTTTATTAATGAATTAGATGAACATATATTTACAGTATTAAATAATGAAAAAAATGAATTAAAAAAAATAGTAGATGATAGAATAGAAGTTTATTTTAAAGAATTATATAATAAAAAAAAAGATGAATTAAAAATTAGATTTAATTTACATTTAAATAGAATATTAAATAATATTCAAAATGAATTTAATATTAAAATAGATAATTTAGATGATTATTATTTTGAAATAAATAATGTAGTAGAATTCAATATTAAAGAAAAAGTAGAAGAACAAATAGAAGAACAAATAGAAGAAGTAAAAGAACAAGTAAAAGATAAAAAAGAAAAAGTAGAAAAACAAATAGAAGAAAAAGTAGAAGAAAAACAAAATAAAAAAGAAAAAGTAGAAAATAAAAAAGAAAAAAAAGTAAAAAAAAAAAATAATGAATCTTGTAAAACATGTACTCATTTTATTAAAAAACAAAATAAAGTATGTGGTAAAAAATGTAAAGATAATAGTGAATTTTGTGGTCATCATAATAAATAATTATTGTGTATAATATATATTATTGATATTATTATCAATATTATTATCAATATTATCATTTTTTCTATTAATATTAATATATTTTTTTTTATATTTTTGATATTTTTTATTTATATTATATTTAGCATCATCAAAATTTTTAGATAATGATATATTATTTAAATCATATAATACAATATTATTGTATGAATTATTAATTTTATATGTTATTATTGATATAGTATACATTTTTATAAAATTATTTAGATATTTAACTAAATCATTATAATTTAAAATAAATTTATTATTAATTTCAGTATGAATATCATTATTTAATTTATTTAATAAAATAAAATGTGAATCATCAAATTTAAAAATTTCAATAGTTGAAATACTACTATTATTCATTGAGTTATAGTAATATGAATATTCTATTTCTTCTAATTGAGTTTCATTTAATATTATCCAAATATCTATTTTATGTTTTGATTGTTTAATTATATTATTGCCATAATATACAATATCATTAACATTTTCATTTTCAGTATTATTAGATAAGTTATTTATAGCACAAGTTAAAATATCAATTTCTGTATATTTCATATTATTTGAATAATATATAATATATTTGTAGTTAAAACTAATAATTAAATTAATGATAATAAATCATAATCAAAATTACGATTTAATTATAATAGGTTATGAAAAAGGTTATATTGTTTGTAGTTTATATCCATTTAATATTATAAAAAAAAATATAATTAATATTAATATAATTTTAATAGAAATATATTATAATTCTAATATAATATTATTTGTAGATGAATCAGTAATAAATAAAGTTTGTCTTTATGATGATAATTTAAATAGAGAAATTGGTTTTATAAGAATAGATAATAGAATATTAAATATAAAATGTAATAGAGATTATGTATTAATATGTGATAATAGTAAAATATATATATATTATTTTGTAGATTTATCATTAATACAAACAATTGATTATTTAAATAATAATAACTTAAATTTTTGTTTATCATATTTTGTACATAATTATTCTTGTATATTAATAGAATTAAATAAAATTAGAATAGAAAATTTAGATAACAATACATTTAAAATTTTAAATACAAATAAAAATAATATACAATATTTTAATATTTCAAGTAATGGTTCATATTTAGCTACATCAAGTGGTGGTGATAAAATTAAAATTTTTGATGTAAAAAAATGTGAATTAATAAGAGTATTAAAAAGAGGTAACATATCAGCTAATATTCAAAGTATTTATTTTAATACAATAAATAATAAAATTATTGTAAGTTCTGATTTAGAAACAATACATATTTTTCACAATATAAAAGAAAATAATTACAAAATTGATAAACCTATACTAAATAAAATTAGTAAATATTTTGATTATAATTTATTTGATTATGATTTTTCATTTAATAGAATTAAATTATATTCAAAAAAAAAATTATCTTTATTATTAAATGATATATTTTTAATTATTGATTTAGAAGATTTAATTATTTATGATGGAAAAATTGATGAAAATAATACAGAAATTAGTTATATAAATAAATATAATATTATTATTTAATTTATTTTATTAATATTTCATTATTATTACTTGTTTCATCTTCATCTTCATCTTCTTCATCTTCTTCTTCCTCTTCATCATTTTCATCATCTTCATTTATTATATCAGTATCTAAATCTATTTCTAAATTGTCTTCATCTTCTTCATCATCTTCATCTTCTTCATCATCTTCTTCATAATTATCAATATCTTCATCAATAAATATACTAGTATTATTTTTAATATCATTTATATTATTATTAATAATTGATTCATTTTGTAATTGTATTAAATAATTATTATAATTTTCTTTTATTTTTTTTATTTTACTTTTATTTATTGGTAATTTATTTACATCTGATAAATATGTGTATATAAATAATGTAATATCATCAATAGTATTAGAATTAGTAATATATTTTAATCTATTAATATATGAATTATTACTAAATTTACTAAAATTATCAAATAATTTAATATTTTTTAAACTATTTATAACAACATTTTGAGTTTTTAATTCTTCAATATAATCATTATCAATAATTATTCCAATTGTTTTTATAATATTAGAATTATAACTAAATTTAACAGCTGAAATTTTTACCCAAATTTTATCATTTATATTTAAATTATCTAGTTTGTCACTTTGATTATGTTTAGAAATAATTATATTTAATGGAATATTATTATCTGAATCTACAACGTGTGATATAATACCAATTTTATTAATACCAATTATAGTAGCTTGATAAATTTCATCTTTTAGAGGTTTACATATTAAACAAGAATAAGTAATATTAAAACGTATTAAAGGACTAAAGGATATAGGATTATAATACCCTTTACTACGATTTATAATTTTAATTGAATTTTTTTTTATAAAACCATTTTCGTTAGTTTTATTATTATATATTTTATTTAATCTATATAAAATATGTTCATCAATATTATTACGATTTACATTTGAAGTATTAATTTCAATACATTTTGTAAATTGTAATTCATTATATATAAAATCCATATTAATTTATTATATTAATTAAATCATTTTTATATATTTATATAATATAATGAACAATGATAAATTTACATTATTTCATATATTTAATACAATTCAAAAACCAATTGTATTATATATAATTAAAATTTTAGACCAATTAAAGGTAATAATCGAAAAAATTAAAAATAATATACAAAAAATAATTAATGATTTATATGCTAAATGGGAAGAAATTAAACCAACACCATTAGGCAAAAAAATAATTAAATATACACAAACTCCTTATTTAATAGCTTATTTATTTATGTCAATAGTACTATTTTTTATAATAAGATATTTAATTACTAAAATTCCCGAAAGAATTATAAATAATATTGAAAATGCAGTTAATAATTTTATTAATAGTATTAAAAATGCTATAATAGATTTTGTACCTGGTGATACTTATAATATGAAATTATTTGTTGTAGTATCAATAATTGTTTTATTTATTATGTATAAAACTGGAGCATTACAATTTATTTTAAAATATATAGGACAATTTATATTATTTTTAATGTATTTAGTAAATATTAGATCAGGAATTAAAATATCTGTTATATTTATTTCTTTTGTAATATTTTGTTTTATAGCAAAATTATTATTAGAACGTATTAAAACAATTAATGATAAAAAAAGAGAAATTAATAATATAACAAAAGAAAGAAAAGATTCATTAGAACAATTAAAAAAATTATCTTATCAAGTTAAAAATGTTAATGGACAAGTTAATGAATTTAAAGATATAGTTAAAGAACAATTAAATGATCTTAATATAAATAAAAATATGTGTAAAAAAGATAATACATTATTAAATACAGATTATACTAAATTAATAAGTAATATACCATCAAAAATAGATGATATAATTACTAGTAGTATTAAAGATAATACAGAAAATTTACGTAAAATGAAACGTGAAGTAGAACTAAGAAAAAGAGCATTAGCAGAATCAAGAAATAATGAAATTAATAAAATTAATAATGAAATTAATAAAGCTAAACAAAATGAAAAAAAACAAGAAAAATCTTTTAGACAACGAGTAATTTTATTTAATAGATTAAAAAAAATAGTAAATGATATAAAAATTTATAAAAGACATATAAATAATTATCTTAGAGCTTTAAGAACAATAAATGCTCAACTTAGACATGTTGAGCAAAGAATGTATCATATAGCAAGAAGATTTAATTATAGTTTTATGAGTAGACATAAAAATATTGTTATAAATCGTTACTTTCGTCAACATGTATGGCCAAGACGAAGAATTAGAGACAATTATTATAGACAAATAAATAAATTTCGTAGTAGTCTATCAGTATTAACAAAAGAACATAATTCTATTAAAAAAAAACTAAAATAATTTAGATAAATTTTATAAAATGATTTATATATATTTTTTTTAAATGATGTTTATAAAAGTAAAATGTGTAAAATGTAAATTTAAATTTAAATTTTCTCCATTTAAAAGTTCAAATCAAAAAGAATTAAAAATTGAATGTTTTCTGTGTCATAAAATTAATATTATAAGTTTAAGTTCTGATTATGCAAATGAATGTGTTGTAAAAGATAGTAATAATAAATGAAAAAAATATTATATATATATATAAATGGTTAATTACAAATTAAAATATTTAAATATGAAATTAAAATATATTAATGCTAAACAAGAAGCTGGAACAGTACAGTCAATAGATTGGAATAATGACGTAAATATATTAAAAGGAAAAACAAAAGAAGAATTAAAAGAAATAAATTTATCAGAAATAAATTTTAAAAATCAAGATTTAAGTGGTTTAGATTTAAGTGGTTTAGATTTAAGTAATATTGATTTAAGTGGTTCTTATGCAGGTAGAAATATAAATCGTATTGGTGTAAATTTAATAGATACAAATTTAGAAGGTTCTAATTTAAATAATGTAATTTTTTATAATACAAATTTTAAAAATGCTAATTTAAGAGAAGCTAATTTATATAATGCTCATTTTGAAAATAATACTTTTTTTAAAACTAATTTTGAAGATGCTATTTTTAATAACACTAATATATTTAACAGTACTGGTTTAGAATATGCTAATTTTTCAATCAACAATAAACAATCAATATTAAATGGAATAAAAGGAGATGACACATCAAAAGAATTTATTAAAAGAAGTTTTCAAATGAAAAACTGGAGAAAATAGAAAAAAAAATAAATAATAAAAATAATTAATAATTATCTACTTTTTCTTTTTCTTATAATTTTTGGTGGTCCACGTTTGAATTTTTTAGTACTTCTTTTAATTTTACTACTAATACATTTCATTTTTTTGCTTTTTTTTGGTACTTTTGATACGGATTTTCTAGATAATTTACTTATATATAATTTTGTTATTTTATGCATTTGTTTTGCTAATTCTATATCAATAAGTGTTGGTAAATTTTTCATTTCTATATATAATGATGGAACAAATTCAACTTCATTAACAAAATCTTGTTGTTTTCCTTCTAAACAACAACCTATATCAATTCTAGTTAATAATCTTGGTAAATTTACTCCATTTACACACATTTTAGGTAGTTTTTTTAATGTTTTTTTACTTAAATCTAATGCATTTTTATAACGGTCATATTTTTTTGTTCCACCTTCTTCTTTTGGTGTCCAAGTATTATCTGAACTAGTATATACAGAATAATTATAATCATTACCAACATAAAAACTACGTACTTCTATATTAGATTTATCAAATCCTTTTATATATTCTTGAAATATAGTTCCAGGTAGACCATATTTATCAACAATTTTAGTCATATGATTTTTAATTGGTTTTGGAGATAAATCTTTAAATTTTTTAAATAATTTGCTTTCTTGACCATAAACAGGTTTTGCTATAATTTGTTCCCATTTTTGTTCTTTTACATCTTTTAATAATTTATCAGCATTTTTATCATATCTACATAAAGTTGGTGCTACAGTAATATTTTTTTTGTCTAAATCTTCATAATATAAACATTTATTATTAATATATTGTTGATATTCATATGATGGAAAAATATTATTTGCTTTTTTAAGTGTATTTTTTAATTTTAAGAATACATTTCGTGGTTCATTATGATATGATTCTAATAAATCATAAATAATCATAAAATTTAAATCATTTTGCTTTAAACGTTTTGGTGTAATATCTTTTGGTAAAATATAATCTACTATTACATTTTTAAATTGTGTTTCTAAATACATACCAATAGCAGCATCATCAGGTATAAAAGTTTTTCCTTTTGAATTAACTGTTAAATGTTCTGGAGCATATTTTAACCAAGGTCTTCTTTTATCATTAATATTGATTACTTCTTCTTTTTTTAATTCTTGATGTTTTTTAGTTAATAATATTCCTATTCTCATATATTATTATATAATAAAAAAATACTCATCTAAATAAAAAATATTCATATATAATATAATGCAAAATGTATTAGGAAATGTATATAAATCAATTAGTGATTATTTAATTAATAATGAAAATACAAATATTAAAAAAGACCGTATTGTTATGGAACTTTTAAATAAATTAAGTAGTCTAAATTTTGAAACAGAAATAGAATTTCCTACTATGGTTGTAATTGGAAGTCAAAGTTCTGCTAAAAGTTCTTTATTAAATTCTATAATGAATATGGATATACTACCTACGGGCTCTAATATGTGTAGTAAAAATCCTGTAAGAATAGAATTATTAAATAGTGAAATTTATAATATTAAAATTGGTTATTATATAGATGGTATTTTTAATAAAAAAAAAGAATATAAAATAGATAAAATTAATGAACATGAAACATCTATTATGAAAAATGATATTATTAAATTTGGAATAGAAAATGCAGGTAATAAAAAAAATATTTCAGAAAATGAAATAGTTATAAAATTAGAATCACCTGATATACCAAATTTAACATTAATAGATTTACCAGGATTGGTAAATGTTGCTTGTGTTGATGAAGGACAACCTGAAAATATTAAAGAATTAATAAGAAATCTTATATCTAAATATGTATCTAATAAGAATACGATTATATTAAGTGTAATGCCTTCAAGAGTTGATTTAGAAGTAGATCAAGCATTAGAATTAACTAAAGAATTTGATAAAAATAATGAACGTAGTATTGGTATTTTAACTAAACCTGATTTAATGTGTAATAATAGTGATATATCAAATTATTTATTAGATAATATTTCTTCAAATTTAAAATTAAAATATGGTTATTTTGCTATTAAAAATAAAATAAGCAATGAAGACCAAACAGAATATGATTATTTTAATAATCATAACATTTATTCAAAAATGGAAGATAAATCAAGATTAGGAATAGTTAATTTATCAATTACATTAAGCAATATTTTATTAAATAAAGTAAGAGACTATTTACCTGATATTAAAATAAATATTAATAATAGATTAATTAATGTAGAAGATGAATTATCAAAATGTAATAAATTGATTCCTTGTACTAATAAAGATTTTTTATTAAATTTATTAATTACAGAATTTTCTGATGAATTTAATAAATCAGTTGAAAATCAATCTATTACTATGAATTATGGACGAAAAATAAAGCAAAATTTTATTGATTATCGTAATAATTTAATTAATATTAATATTTTAGATACAATTGATAATAATGTTTTACAAGATATAATTATTAATTGTGAAGGTAATAAAATGGATTATATTATTCCTGTTATTGATGTATTAGAAAAATATATAAAAGATAATAGAATTAATCCAATAATGGAATTAAAAAATCCAAGTATTAAATGTATTGAAAAAACAATTAATACAATTAATGAAGTTATTAATGAAATATTATCATTAGATAATTATATTCAATATCCTAATTTAAAAAAAATAATATTAGAAGTTACAAATGAATCTATTAATTTGTATAAAGAAGATATAATTAAAGAATTAAATACATTAATAAATATTGAAAAAAATTATATTTGGACAGAAAATAAGCAATTTTTATTAGATTTTAATGAAATAAAAAAAAATAATATTAATAATAATGAAATAAAAAAAATAATAAAAATGTATTATGATACAATTATAGAAACATTTTCTAATATTATACCAAAGAACATAATGTATTTTTTAATTAAAAGATTACAACAAAATATAATGAATATTTTATTAAATAAAGTATCAGAACAAAATAAAGAAGTATTATTACAAGAAAATAATGAAATTTATAATAAACGAATAAAACTTGATAATGAAAAAAATAAATTATTAGAAATTAAAAATTTAATTGAGACAGTAATGAATTAATAATTAAAAAAATGATTTTTTATTATATTTAAATAATTAAATGACATCTTTGGTGAGAGAATTCATTATTAAACAAGTTAATAAATTAATTGAAGAATATTATAAATATTCAACAAAATCAAAAGTAATAAATTATAATATTCCTTGTGAATTGATTCAGAATACTAATTTTGATGATTTAAAAAATAAAGAAAAAACACAAAAAGAATGGAATGAAATTTTAAATAAAAAAATGAGAACAGAAAATGTAACATATATGAATTCAATGAGAGGAATTCAAGGTAATAATACTGGAATATTATCAATAAGAGATAGTGAATCATATTATAATGATGTAATGACTAATAATACATTAATTTATGATCAATTAGTATCAAAAAATGATAATGGTAGAAATTTATCAACAATTGGTTTAATGGATTATAATAATAGTAATAAGAAATTTTTAGTATTTAAACAGAATAAAAAAATGAAAAAAAAAGGCTTGTGGAAATTAATTGGATTAGGTAAAGTAGTAGATATTTTGATTTCAGCTAATAATATTAAATTAAAATTTGAAATATTAATAGAATAATTATAATTTAAATAAATAATTTAAACAGTTACTAATAATTTATTACATTTATGTACACTTGGTATTGGTCCTGGTCCTAAATCAGGACAACAACCACAATTTTCATTACAACATTGACCATGTAATCTTCTTAAATATTTTCTAGTTCTTTTTTCTAGAAAAATAGCAACAGAATTTGTAGTATATTCTTTTCCATCTCCATTATCAAATCCTTCAGTATCTGCTTCAGGATTCATTGTAATTATATATATAAATTAATCTTTATATAATAATAAAATTATATTTTAAATTTAAAATTACTTCTTTCAGTAAAATTTTTTAATTTTGTTCTTTTTTTTAAATGTTCATAATATTTTTTAGATAATTTAAATTGTTTAGGTTTAATATCTTTTAATACTTTTAATCTAACCATCATAATCATAGCAACTTGCCAAATTCTTTTATGAGTATATTTTTTATTTTTATATAATCTTTCTAATTTTTTTATTGTATTTTTAACATCTTCTAATGTTTTATATTTTATATTAATAGTATCTTTTGGATTTTTATCAATGTAAACATCATATGACTTTTTAGGATTATTAGGATTAAAAAAGAACTGTTTTTTATTAGATTTTTTTCTTGAATATTTCTTTGATTTTTTTTTACTATTCATTATATAATTAATATATATAAAATATAATATTATATACTTATAGAATTATTAATTAATATATATAATAACAATGTGTGGAATATTTTTTTATAATGGTGTTAAATATACCGTAAAAGATTTAGTTTATTATTTAGAAAAACTAAATAATAGAGGACCTGATAATAAAAAAATATTAAATACAGGAGATAGTATTTTAGGTTTTACAAGATTAAGTATTAATGATTTAAGTGAAAACGGAGATCAACCATTTTATAAAAAAGGTATATATTTAATTTGTAATGGTGAAATCTATAATTTTAAAGAATTAATTAAAGAAAATAAATTTGAAATGGAATCATCATCTGATTGTGAAGTTATTATTGATATGTATTTAAAATATAATATTAGACGTACTTGTGAATTATTAGATGGTGTATTTGCATTTGTATTAATTGATACAATTCAAAATAAAATTTTTTCAGCAAGAGATAGATTTGGTGTAAGACCATCATTTATTGGTAAAACAGAAGATAATGAAGTTTTTATTGCGAGTGAATTAAAATCAATAAGTGATTTATGTAGTTATGCAGAACAATTCAAACCAGGACATTTTATTGAATTAACAAATGATAATTTAATTAATTATCAACCATATTATAGGTTTTTATATACTTTAATTGATAAAAATGAAAATTTTATTAAAAATAGAATAAAAGAATTATTAACATTAGCTGTTAAAAAAAGAGTTGTTGGTACAACTGATAGACCAATTGGTTGTTTACTTTCTGGTGGATTAGATTCAAGTTTAATAGCAGCATTAGTAAATACGCATTTTAAAAAGGGTGAATTAAATACTTTTAGTATTGGTTTAAAAGGTTCAACAGATTTACATTATGCTAAAATTTGTGCTGATTATTTAGGAACTAAACATCATCAAGTAGAATTAACAGAAGAAGATTTTTTAAATGCAATTGAAGAAGTAATATATCATATTGGTTCATTTGATACAACTACTGTTCGTGCTTCAACAGGTAATTATTTAATATCTAAGTATATTAAAGAAAATACAGATATTACAGTTGTAACAAATGGTGATGGAAGTGAGGAAATTTTCGGTTCATATAGATATGCAGCTATAATTAGAGATAGTCAAGATTTCTTTGAAGATAATTTAAGATTATTAAAAGAAATTCATTATTATGATGTATTAAGATCAGATAGAAGTATATCTAATAATGGTTTAGAAGCACGTACTCCATTTCTTGATAAAGATTTTGTTAATTATGTAATGAGTATTCATCCAAAATGGAAACAATTTGGATTTAATAGTCGTTTAGAAAAACAAATATTACGTGATTCGTTTAAAGAAACAAAATTATTACCTGATGAAATATTATTTAGACCAAAAGAAGCTTTTAGTGATGGTGTAAGTAGTAATGAAAGAAGTTGGTTTACTGTTTTACAAGAATATATTGATTCAAAGGTTTCTGATGATGAATTTATGAATAATAAAGATAATTTTACACATTGTACTCCACGAACAAAAGAAGAATATTATTATCGTAAAATTTTTGATAAGTATTATTCAAAACATAGTAATACAATTCCACATTTTTGGATGCCTAATACAAAATATTATCCTGATTTAGTTGATCCAAGTGCACGTGTATTAAATTGTTATAGAGATAAAAAAAAAGAATAAATTTATAATTTAAATTTTTTATTATAAAAATGTTCTAATGATTTTTCAAAAATAGATTGTATATCATTTATATCATTAAATATTTCAACATTATCTAAATTATAAATATTTTGTAAATCTTTATCTATTAAACATTTTAATTTATATGCATAAGCATAATTGATGGTTGATGTTAATTTTGTTGTATAATATTGTGGATGAGATTTTTTTGTAATTAAAGGTAATATACAATAACCATCTAAAAATTCTTTATGATAATCGATGAAATTTAAATTATTCTTCAATATTATTTTATTTTTATATTTTAACAAAGATTCAGGTAAATGTCCTCTACCTATAAGTTTAATAATAAATTTATATTTATAATTTTTATCTAATATTTTTGTAAGTAATGATAAATTTCTTCTATTTTGATTTAAATTTCCTTGAATTATATATATAGGTATAGTAGATAATATTTTATTATTAGAAAATGGTAAAATATTTGCATAAAAGAAATTACTATTTGATAATGGTGTTAAGAAATATACATTTGGATTTTTTTTTAATCTATCAGTAATTTCATGTGAAATATATTTTTTATTTAATTTTTGTTTATCTATATATTCATAATTTTTATCATATATTGTACAATTTATATAATAATCATAATTATCTATATTTTTAAATTCTATATTTGAATATTTATTATTTATATAAATAATAAACGATTCATCATATAATATGTATAAATATATTTTAATAGGTATAGTTTTGTCTATTTCTAAAATTTTATAATAATTTATTATAACAGTTTCAATTATTTCATAATGACAAGGATATGTATTTATAATTAATAATTTTTTCATAATATATTTCATATATGTATTATATCTTTAATATTTATACATAAACATAATTAATATAATTTATCTTATTTTTTTTTTCTATTAAAAACAGTATCTGAAACATTTACACCACAATATTTAACAGGGGATTCTTTATAATTTACATATTTATACATATTAAATTCTACTGCATTTTCTAATAAAAACAAAAAATTTTGCCAATATTGTTCATGATGACCATATTTTAAAGTCATTAAATGACCTAATTCGTGTACTAATACATAAACAAGTGTATTATAATCTTCAAATTCATTTGTAGTTTTATCTCTTAAACATAAGTGAATATGTTCTCCTTTATTTAATGTATATGAACTAAACGGACTCATTTTATTTGTTTCGTGTATTTTATTTGGTTTATAATTAATTGCTAATCGTTTTATTTTTTCATTATTTGGATATTTAATTAATAATTTTTTTATAAAAATTAAAGATAATTTATTTAATTTTGATAATAAAATAGCTGCTTCTTCTTTATCTTTTTCATTTCTTACTAAATAATTTTTATTATCAAATGTTGATTTAGTAACTACTAAATCATATTGGTTTTTGTTTTTTTTATGAATTAAATAAATAAAAATTAAAATTACAATATTAATAATAATCATCCACAAATGTACTTTCATTTAATTTATAGCAATATAAAAAAATGATTTGTATTTTAATTAAAATAACTTATGTTATCATTAAATCCTATTGATTGGGATGTTTGTGATTTAAATAATAAATTTACTATACATACTTATGGTAAAAGTGAAGATAATAAGACAATAGGTTTAAGAATTAATAATTTTAAACCTGATTTTTATATTAGAATTATTGATGATAAAAATAGTGATATTTATATGAATAAATTAACACTAACTAATCTTAAACAAAATTTTGAAATAATTACTAGAACACATTTATATTGTTCTAAATTTAATTCTAATAATGAAGATGAAGATGAAGATGAAGAAAGTGATGAAGAAAGTGAAGAAGATACTAAAAAATGTAATTGTTTAAGTTGCAATCCTATTGAAATAACTAAATATAATGATAATAATTTTAATTTTGGTGATAGTAATATATTTTCTGTAACATTTGAAAGTAAAAAAGATTTATATGATGGTTTTAATTATGATTACAAAAATAAAACATCATCAAAATTTTATAATTTTATTCATATTAAATTTAATAACTTAAAATCTTTTAATAAATTTAAAAATAATTTTAAAAAAGAAATTTTTCATCCATTAGTTAATAAAAAAGTTGATAATAAATATATAACTATTGATAATTGTCCTTTATCACATAGTGAATTATACATTAATTATTATGAAAGTAGTATGCCACCTTTATTAAGATTCTTTCATATAAAAAATATTCAACCTATGGGTTGGATTCAAGTAGAATATGATAAGATAAGTAATATAGATAATTATTTTAATTGTGATGAATCATATAATGTTAATTATAATGATATAATTGCTTTAGATAAAGTTAATTTTGCTAATTTTAAAATTATGTCTTGGGATATAGAGGCTGATAGTGAATATGGTGATTTTCCAAAGGCAATAAAAGATTATAAAAAACAAGGTGCTGAAATAGCAGATTTTTATTTAGAAAAAATAAATAGTAAAGAAGATGTTACAAAAGAACATTTTGATAATATTTTAAGAATTATGTTTGATTTACCAACAAATGGTTTAGATATTGATTTAAATAAATATAATATTAATAAAATTTATTTTAAAAAAGATATTAAAGAAATATTAAATCATAAGAAAAATTATATTAAACATATTCTTAATTTATCAAAAAAAATATATGAAATTTGTATTGAAAATAAAGAATATACTACATATAAAAATAATTCAATTTTTGATAATTGGATTAAAAAAGATAAATCTACAAAATATAATAATGATAATGATTCAGATGATTATTCTGATGATTGTGTATCAGATAATGAATATAATAATGAAGAAAATGATGATATTTTAAATGAATTAAAAACTAATCGTGATATTATTATTCATAAAATTAATAAATTATTTACAGAAAAAATTAGATTATATGTTAGAGGTGATAGAATAACTCAAATTGGTGCTGTGTTTTATAATTATGGTACTACTGATTGTTATGATAGATATATTATAACATTAGGTTCTTGTGATTCTTATAACGAAGAATGTATTATTATTAAAACAAAAAAAGAAGATAATAATAAATTTTTAAATTCAAAAAAAGTAATAGAAAATGCATCTAAAGAAACAACAGATAAAATTAAAATAATTCCTTACTATAAAACAGAAATATATGATAATTATGATAATGTATCATTAGATAAAAGTGAAAAACAATTAATTTTAACATTTAAAGAATTAATTTTAAAACAAAATCCTGATATTATAGTAGCTTTTAATAACTTTGGTTTTGATAATCCTTATTTAATTGACAGATGTAAAGAATTAAATATTTTATCAACAAAATGTTTTAATAGACAATGTCATAATATTGGTACTAAATATCAATCTAATTGTAAAGAAAAACTATATTGTGAAACTTGTTCAAGATGTGGAATGAAAACAATTAAATCAAAAGATACTTTTAATATATCAAGACTTTTAAATGATTGTACTACATTAGATATTAAGGTATTATCTTCATCAGCATTAGGTGATAATACTTTACATTTAATTAATTCAAAAGGTATAGTACATATTGATTTATTAGCAGTAGTTAAAAGAGATCATAATTTAGAATCTTATAAATTAGATTTTATTGCTGAAAAGTTTTTAAATGAACATAAAGATGATGTTTCAGCAAAACAAATTTTTGAATATCAGAAAAAAGATGGTTATCATAGAGGTATTGTTGCTAAATATTGTGTTCAAGATTGTGTTTTATTATTAAATTTAATGAAAAAATTAGATATTTGTGCTTCAAATATGGGTATGGCTAATGTATCAAGTATTCCATTATCTTTCATATTTTTAAGAGGACAAGGAATTAAAATTCAAAGTTTATTTGGAAACTTTTGTATGAAAGAAGATGTTTTATTAAAAACACTAGAAAAAAAATATTCAGATGAATCTTATGAAGGTGCTGTTGTATTAGAACCTGTAACAGGTATGTATTTAAAAGATGATGAAAAAATTCCTGTATTAGATTATGCATCATTATATCCTAGTTCTATGATTGGTGCAAATATATCTCATGATAGTATTGTTGATATTGAAGATACAAATTATAAAAAGTTATCAGAAATTAAAAATTTAAAATTTACAAATATGAGAGATGGATTTACATTTTTAAATATAGAAAAATACATTAAAGATGAATTATTAATTGAAAAAATTATTAATAGAAATAAAGTATATCCATTATATGATTCTATATGGATTCCTGAAATTAAAAAAAGATATATCAGATTTGAAAATATTTATAAATTATATGATCAAAAAAGAGATAATCCAAAAAATAATGATAATTTAAATATTCCTGATTATAATTATACTGTAATTTACTTTTATACATATAGAGGTAAAGGTGATAAAAAATATTGTACTGGTATTAGAAAAGTTACTTTTGCTAATCCATTAGATGAAGAAAAAATAGGTATTGTTCCTAAAATTTTAAAGAAAGTATTAAAAAAAAGAAAAGATGTAAGAAAATTAATACCTAATGAACCTGATGTATTTAAAAAAGGTGTATATGAAGGTTTACAATTAGCTTATAAACAATCTGCAAATTCTTTATATGGTCAAACTGGTTCTTCTGTTAGTTGTATTTCAGATATTAATTTAGCTTCTGCTACAACAGCAACAGGAAGGTTAATGTTAGATTTATGTAAAACATTTAGTGAACAATATTATAAAGCAAAAGTAGTTTATGGAGATTCTGTTACAGGTGATGAACCTTTAATATTAAGAAATAAAGAAGGACTTATAGAAATAAAAACAATTGAAACTTTATCTAATGAATGGGAACCTTATGAAAATTTTAAACCTAATGATACAATTAGTTCAAATAGAAGAAATAAACAAAAATCATTTGTAAATTATGAAGTATTTGCAAATAATAAATGGAATCCTATTAAAAAAGTAATCAGACATAAAACAAATAAAAAAATATATAGAGTTAATACACATTGTGGTGTAGTAGATGTTACAGAAGATCATAGTTTATTAAATGAACAAGGAGAGAAAATTAAACCTAATGAATGTATTATTAATAAAACTAAATTATTACAAAGTTTTCCTAAATTCGATGAAAAACCACTTCATTTAAATGAAATTGTAAATATATTAAATAAATATGAAAATTATGAAAGAAATTTTGAAGAACAATTATCATTTTTATATGGTATGTTTTATGGAGATGGTTCTTGTGGTATTTATAATTGTAAATCAGGAATAAAATATTCTTGGGCAATTAATAATCAAAATAGAAGATTATTAGAAATGTGTAAAAATTATTTAAAAAATGTATTTAATGATTATGATTTTAAAATATTAGAAACTATGGAAAGTTCTTCTGTTTTAAAATTAGTTCCAAAAGGTAAAATTAAATTATTAGTAAATAGTTTTAGAGAACTATTTTATGATAAAGATAAAAATAAAATTGTTCCAAATAATATTATAAATGGTAATAAACAAATTAGATTAAACTTCTTTCTAGGTTATTATTTTGCTGATGGTTATAAATGTTATAATACTAAAAATAAAAATATTTGTTTTAGTAATAAAGGTAAAATAGGTTCTTGTCAATTATATTATATATGTAAATCTCTTGGTTATAAATGTAGTTTATCTATTCGTAATGATAAACCAAATATTTATAAAATAACTTGTACTGTTGGAAAACAAAGAAAAGAAACAAATATATTAAAAAAAATGTTATATTTAAGAGATTCAGAAGAAGAATTTGTTTATGATTTAGAAACAGAAAATGGTAATTTTAATACAGGTGTAGGAGAAATTACAGTTAAAAATACAGATAGTATATTTTGTTGTTATGATAAGTCTGTGTTCTCTAGTAAAAAAAATAATGATAATAATTTATTAGAATTATTAAATGAACATTTAGATAAACCAATTAATTATGAAAATAATGATAAATTAACTTTAGAAATTAAAGATTTAATTGAAAATATGAATAAAGTTGAAGGTGAAATGTCATTAAAAATATCTATTTTACGTTCTATAGTTTTATCAAATGAAATAGCAGAATTATTAAGACCACCACATGATTTAGAATATGAAAAAACATTTGCTCCATTTATTTTATTTAGTAAAAAAAGATATGTTGGTACATTATATGAATTAGATCCTGGAAAAGGAAAATTAAAATATATGGGAATTGTATTAAAAAGACGTGATAATGCTAAAATTGTTAAAGATATTTATGGTGGAATTATAAATAAAATTATAGAAGATAGATCAGTTGAATCTTCAATTAAGTTTTTACAAGATAAATTAGTTGATTTAACAGAAGGAAAAATACCTATTGAAGATTTAACAGTAACTAAAACATTAAGAGCTCATTATAAAAATCGTTCTATGATTGCACATGCTGTATTAGCTGATAGAATTGCTGATAGAACAGGTGAAAAAGTAGCTTCTAATACAAGAATGGCTTATGTTTATGTTGAAGTTCCTGAAAAAAGAGGTGTTAAAATTTTACAAGGAAATAGAATTGATACACCAGAATATATAAAAGAAAATAACTTAAAAATTGATTATAAATTTTATATTACAAATCAATTATCAAAACCAATATTACAAATATATGATTTAGAAATGCAAAATCCAAGTAGTGTATTTACTGATATATTAAGAAAATGTGAAAATAAAAAATCAAATAATACTGAAATTACAAAATGGTTTAAACCGCAATCAGAAGTAGTTACACCAATTATTATTAAAAAAGGTTGTATTTATCAAATACAAAAAGGTAAAACTACAAAAAAAAAATGTAATCATGATGTAGTTCACAATAGTAATTATTGTTTAAAACATTATAAAATTATGAATAAATAAGTATTATTGTTTATAATCATTTAAAGCCTTTTCAGGATTATCATAATATGATTTTATTTTTTTACTCATAAATGCAAATCCTGATGCATTTTTAATTAATTCTAAACTATTTTTTGATGTAATAATTATCATAGATGAAAGTGGATTACTATCTATTTTCGATATATCAGAAATTATTGATTTTTTTGCATCTTCGAAATTATTCTGAATAATATATTCCATCATTCTTTTAAATATAAATTCACTATCCATTTTATAATTTATAAAAAAAATCATTTTTAAATTAATTTGATGATTTTAATAATTCTATTTCTCTTTTTAATTTTTCATTTTCATTTTGTAATGTTGCTTTGCTTTTTACTGCTTTAGCCCTTTCTTTTTCTTCTTCAAGTTTAATATCTTTATAATATTTATTAATTTCAGTAAAATATTGTTCAGCTACTGCATTCCATTGTTCTGAAGAAGTTGCTCTAAATATTGGACCAACTACTTTTAAATGATCTTCTTTATTTTTTTCACTATTTGGATTATAAAGACCTTCTATTCCTTCTTGTTTTTGTTCTTCTTTTAAATCATTTACATTTTTATTAAAAATTTCTAAATCATTTAAGAATTTAACTAATGGTCCAATATAATCTTTTTTCATTTTATTATCTAAAACTACATTAAATAATTGAGAAATTTTTAACATATATTTTTGTAATAAAACACGTTTTCTTCTTGTTAAAGTATGTGATTCTTCATCAGCATTATCCATACCATGAAATCTATAAAAATACCATATTCCAATTCCTGGTACAGCAGTAACTAAATATGTAAATATAGTTTTAAAACTCATATTATCAATTAAACCTAAGTATTTATCACGATATAAATAATAAATAACAGGACCACCTATCATTACTATATTACCAACTATAAATAATGTAAACCATATCCACTGTGGCCAACTTGTAGATTCTAATTCAAAAACAGCAAAAACAGAACCTGATATAATTAATATAATTAAAATAAGAGCTATAATTCCTGTATCCATTATATTAATATAATATAATTTTAAAAAAAAAAATACTTAATAATTAATTTAAATAAAAATATATTAATTATTATATATGAAATATAATTTAGAAAAAATGGGTATAGGAGGATTAATAGAAAAAACTAAATTAAGTACTATGTTTTTCTCTGAAAGTAACATTAATTTATTACAAAAATTAATAAAATATAATGTAAAAAAAGAAACTAATAAAATAATTTCAGAACAATCTAATGAAGAATTATTTATTATAATGAAATCTATATTTTTAAATAAAGCAAATCTTGGTGTAAAAACAGATTCTTGTATAAAAAAAGAATTAAGAAAATTAGATTTATTAGTTGCTAATGAATGTACAAAAAAAATTATAACTCAAATTAAACAACATATTATTTATTTAGATAATATTAATAATTTAGCTGTTCCTATGGAAAGAGCAGAATCTACTAATATTAAAGGTACAAAAATAAATGAATTAAATAGATTTATTTAATTAGATTTATATTTATATTTTTTAATTAATGTTTTTAATGATTTATCTAAATTATTATTTGTTTTTTTTAAAACCTCTATTGATTCTTTTTTGTTAAAACCATAATTAATTAATTTATTTAAATTATAATTATCAACAATAAATGGTAATTTAAATAAACTATTATTATTAATTGGTAAATATTTATTATTAAATGAATTCCAATCATTATTAAAATTATTTGAATTATAATTATCATTAAAATTATGATTTACTATTTGTTCAACAGGAGTATTAATTTTCTCTATAAATTTATTTAATCTATTATTATTTATACTTTTATCTTCTCTTAAATAATGATTTTTATTTGAATCATTATATTCATCACGTTGATAGACTTTTACATCTTCTCCATTATTTATTAATGACATTTGACTTGAATAACTTACAAAATTATTATTATTATTTTTTGGAATTCTATTCCAAAAATTTTTTTGTCTATTTTTTAAAGAATTTTGGTCCCAAAGATTATTCATTATTAATATTATATATTTTAATCTTTAAATTATAATAATTTATTTGAAATAATTTTATTTAAGTTAATACTTGTATATAACGCTGATATTGATAACAATAGTAATATTGTTATAAGTATAAAAAATATATATAAAAATATAATATATGGATATGTAAATCTTATAATTTTTTCTTTTACAGGTTCATAAAAATTTTTATTAAATTTATTAATATTTTCTTCACTAAATAATTCACTATTTATTTTTTTTATTATTAATTCAGATAATGTATTACTCATTATAGTATATTAAAATAAAAATTTAAAAAAAAATAGACTTATTTATTTAATAATTACAACCAACTTGTTGTAGTTCAAAAAAGTCATCTAAATTAGTTTCTATATCATAATTTCCACCAATTATTTCATCAATTGAACTATTTTTAATTTCACTATTTTGTTGATTTATTTTTTGTTTTTTATTTATCATTTGTGGTTTTTGTTCTTTTAATATTGTATTACTATTTTTTTGTTCCATTTGTTGCATTTGTTGTTGTGGTTTTTGTTGCATCATTTTTTTCATCATTTGTGGCTTTTGTTCCATTTGTTGTTGTGGTTTTTGTTGCATTTGTTGTTGTGGTTTTTGTTGCATTTGTTGATTTATTTTTTGTTTTTTATTTATCATTTGTGGTTTTTGTTGCATTTGTTGTTGTGGTTTTTGTTGCATTTGTTGTTGTGGTTTTTGTTGCATCATTTGTTGTTGTTGCATTTGTTGTTGTGGTTTTTGTTGCATTTGTTGTTGTGGTTTTTGTTGCATTTGTTGTTGTGGTTTTTGTTGCAT